ATTTCCACTACGACTTTTTCCTCTACCACTAGTATAATTGCTACCTGATCGAGTAGTTTCTCCTTGACCAGTATCGCCTCCCCCCATTCCTTGTCCTTTACTACTTCCTCCGCCACCTTTAAAACACTTCAGAGGACCAACAGCATATAGTTTTTTTCCTACTAATTTCATTTTATATCCTTAACTAATGTAATGTGGTATCCTGATAACCACCCTAGTTTCCATTCGAGATGTAAATATGTAGCTAAATTCTCATTAGCATATTTATGATTAATATCTATACAACAACTCACTTCTTTATATCCATTTTCTTTAGCATGTTCAAATACCATTTCTTGATACTTCTGTCCTATCTTTTTATTTCTCATATCTGGTTTGATCCACATACTGTCTATATGGAGTCTATCACCATAGCCTTTGTAACAAAAAAACCCATTCTCATCTTCAAAAGTATCAATATCTTCACATTCTTTTCTACTTTCTTTCCAGTATGTCATCATTATGGTCCATTTAGTATAATTAGGTATTTGTACCTGTAGTAAATATTCTAGATTGCTTAATCTTATAGTCTGTACCTTTAGAACCAGCTACAAACAGTAATTGGGATAAATTAACCCCACGTCCTAATTGTCCTGCATCTTGTAAGGTTTCTATCCTGAGTTTTATAGCTTCGCATTTTTGTTTACTAAAGTCAACTCTAATTTGATACTGCATTACATCTTTTCCACCATAAGCTATGGCTGTGGTGTAGGAACCTGTAGTACCTCCAGGATCTCCATAATAACCCTTTGCCATTCCTGTAGGAGTGTCTTTAACTCCAGGATCTCCAAAAGCATAAATTTGAGTATAATCCGTTACAGCTATAGTGGAGAAATCTACAAAAGTATCATCATAATCATAAGCTACACTGACTTTAATCTTATGAGGAGTAAAATAGTCTCCTAATAATAACATTCTATAGACCCTAATAGCATTTTGAGCAGCTACAGGGTTCATCCAACCTGTTTCTAGTGCCATGTTTATAGGCACTCCAGCATCGTCATAGCTATCATAATTCTGTTTAAATAGTTGATTTCCTTGAGGATTCTTATGAACATAGTAATAACTATCTCCAATAACTACAGACCCTTCTCCTCTGTGGTTCATAAATGTGGTCCAGTATCCCCTATAATAATTGTAAACTAAGCACTCTCCATCAGAAGTTAAAAACCTCAATTCGTTTGTTTTAGCTAACATATCTGCCTTAGTTATATCTAAATGATTAAAATCATTCATAGGCGCACCAACATATTGTAGCCCTAATGATCTAGATAGCATGTAAATGCCTTTATTTGATTTAAAGAATAAACCTTGAGGAGCTAATACTAGACTGTTTTTATTAGAACACCCCACATCAGCAGATATAAGTTGGGGTTTGGAAAAAGTATCTTGTTGTCCCAAGTTATTTGGTCCATCTCCAGATAAAAAGAATATAGCATTTTCTTTAAATATAATTAACTTATCATCCATTCCCTTTAAGGCTACAATATCACCCCCTAATTGAGATATAAGAATAGATAAAGTCTCATTAAACTCTATACCGATTTTCTCTCTTAGTATCTTAGAATATCTAACTTCTAATTTATTTTCTAATCCTGCTAAAAATAAACGGTTCTTAAAACTACCTGTAATTGAGTTAGCAGGAGGACTATGGTTTTCCAATACTCCTCCTGTAGTATAGAGAAGTTCGTTAGAAGAAATACTAGTATCTGAAGCTGCATCTATAAATGATACTAAATCCACACTACCTGTATTTATAATAGGTTCAAAAGTTTGATCTACTGTTATTTCGTTATCTCCATTACATCTATAAAAAATACTTCCATTAGCTGCTGTTCTATAAAGTTCTAAATAAACATTAGATTTTTGAGTTAAGTCTATAGTAGGAATTTTTACAAGAAAAGAATTAAATCCTGTTTCAGAAACAGTAAAATCTGTATCAGAGACAGAAACAGAAGTTTCAGTAGATACGGCTGATTTATGAACATTTCCTTGAGCATCTGCCCATGTAAAAATAGCCTTATAACTGTAGACATTTGTTACCCCAGTTCCAGGTTTTGGAAAAGTGGGACTAGCTGTACTAACAATTGTACCTCTTGTGGCAATAGTAACATCAGGAGGGTAATTAAAATTTTGTTCAACTAGAACATTTCCATCGTAAGCCTTAAGTTGTCCACCAGCAAAATTTAGATTTTCCCCAAGTTCTTCTGTTTGGTTTGTGATAGTATTACTAAAATTTATAACACTAGAATTTACACCATACAAAGAAAAGAAACTAGTAGCTCCATCAGTTCCACTTAGGATTTTCCCCTGTCTACTGTTAACAAATAAAAACTTTTCAGTTGTAATTTGAGGAACTCTAGATAGACTAGCTATGCGATAAATTGCATTAGGATTAGAAGAACCGTCATAGTTATAGTATCCTGTACTTAAATCAGCCTTCTTACGAATCGTACCTAGCATTGCACCTGCTGTTCCTGGACTAATTTTAGATTGGACTGATCCATCTGATTTCATAGTATAATAGGTAGCATTTAAGAAAGTTTCTCGTATAACATTTAAATAAATATTAATATCTTGAACAAAAGCCTTAGAAGCTAATCCCACTCCTCTTGCTACATCTGAAGCAGTTCCTACAGTAGAAGTAGTAACATTATAACTACTTTTTCTAATAAAAGGCATATTCCAAGTATATCGGTCTGTTGCTACTGTACTGGCTGCACTTGTTCCAGCAGTTATATCATATAAATAAGGATTAGTTTGATTCACTTGATAGAAGATTTTAATTTCTAAACCATCTGAACTAGCAGAAGTAACATTTGTCCCTCCAACTGCATTTGTTGCTGTACCTGTACTAGAAATATCTTCTATAGTAACAGCATCTCTAACCCTAGATGCGGTATTAGACACAAAACCAAACTTAACTAAATTTGCATTATCGATAGCAGTAACAGATATTGTTTTTAGTGGAGTTGAAACCATATCTAAGGCATTTAAAGGAACAATTGCTGTAGTAAAAGGATCTATTTCTCCTGATAAAGCCATAGCTGCATCAGCCGCTATATATTTAAACTTAAGTTCATTTGCTGTATCATCATGATAACCTATTAATAGTTTATTATCTACGGCACACACATCATATAATCCGTTACCAGTTGATATTTCTACCGTCTTTACAGTTTGAGATGCTCCGAATGCGTTTCCAGCATCTGGCTGTAAGGCTGTGCCACTTGTAAGAGTAAGACCGTCCGAAATATAACCAGATAAATCAAACTCTTTATATAGTAAAGTAGCAGCAGTTCCTGCAGCATTAGTTTCTACAAAGAAAGTAAAGATACTATTATTGAAAACTTCTACCTTTACTTTAGATATTGTATTAGTACCAGAAGGAATATTGGGTATAGCTTGATTATAGACTACAAAAGCATCAGTTTTTTCATCTAGTACAGAAAGTTTAAAATACCCTGAATCTACATAACCAAATATTTGATATCCATTTAAATAGCCACAATCTAAACATTCCTGTTCTTTCCCATCTTGTACTATGATCTTAGATTCAGGAACAACAGAATCATAACTTCCTTCACTATTCCAAACATTACTACTCTCAGCATAAGAGTAGACTTGATCTTTAGATATCCACAATGGTTGACTTTTAAACTTTCCTATACCAATTACAGACTCTAAACTAATATTACCTATACCCTTAGAAGGGATTTCATCATATCCATTTCTTTTATTAAACTCTTCTTCTTTATCGAAGGTAATATTTTCTAAACGAGTAAATGATCCAAATGGTTGCTGCTTAGGATCGACCTTAGTATTAAGACCTTGGTTTAAGGATAATGGTACGTTTTGTTTTTGTAAAGGCATACCTATTCTCCTATATTACATCCCAATTAACTGAATTTCCTCTGTTTATAAATGTAGCTGAACCATAATTAGATGCTATAACATAAGTAGCGGCTCCATCTATTGTATTTGCTCCTGCAGCAGTAACAGTAATATTATTAGTAGCTGCAGTTCCTCCAATGTCTTTAATTACATAAAACCTACCTTCTGTACTATCTGCAACAGGTAAGTTTACTGCAAAAGCAGTTCCTGGGTTTACTAAATAAATAGATTTTCCATCTGGTTCAAGAATAGTATAAGTTCCAGTTATTTCCGTAGTACGGAGAGCAAAACGATTAGCTTGAACTCCAGAAGCATTTACTGAACCGCCTGAAGTAATTTTAATTTGACGATCAGCACCATCATTCCAATATAAATCTCCATCTGCTAATCCACTGAATAGTCTAAAATTTAAAGTAGCAGCATAGAGAGTAGATTGGTTAGTAAAATTTAAATAGCTTAAATTTGAAGCAGGGTATGCTGTAGTACTAGGTTTAAAGTCCAAATCTGCATCTATTGTTATAGCTGCAACTCCAATTTTCTTTCCTTTTCCACTAGTATGATCATGAGCATCAATTAAGTTAAAAGCTGTATTAAGGTTAGAAGCCCAAGTAGGACCTAGTTGTACTCCTGGAGTAGGAAGTACTAAAAGCATATTTGTTGTAGTCGATGTTGTAGCCATATTTGTATCCTAAAATATCCAAAAATAAACGTCTGTTGTCGTAGTGTCTGTTTGAAAGTTGATAAACTTTTTTCTATCGTAACTAACTCCTCCTGCTGTAAGAGACTCCCAAATATTAGCGTCTGCAAACTTTCTAACTACTATCCATCCTAACGGCTCTCGTCCTAGTTTATGTTCTACTAGGTTATCTGCACTAACTGTTAGGTCTATTTCTTTTAAATAGTTTCCATCAACAATCTGAGAATTAGTTAATGGAGTTAAAACTTGTTCTATAGAATCTTGTACCGTATTTAACTCTGTAGCTAAAGCATGGTATGGGCTAATATAGAATTTTTTATATTTCTTAATAGTCATTAACTTGTACTCCTACTAAACCAAAATGGATTATTAGAAATATGAATATCTGTAATAGTTAAAGGATTATCCGCATCTCTATTAGCGGCTGCTACAGTAATTCTCTGTCTTAACTCAGCTTTTTGAGACATAAGAATACTGACATCACTCTCTTCTTTTTGCAACATCCTTATAGCTGCAAAAGTAATAACATACTCTGCATAACCATTAAGATCATCCCAAAGTGTAGTTGTATCAGTACTAGATGCAAATTGAGCAGCTTGAGGAATATACCAAAGTTTGATTGCCTTAACTCCATCTGGTTTAGGATTGAATATTAAATTTCCTCCTACTAACCTATATCTAACATCAGATAGATAACTCCATGATCCCCAATTTTGATAGGAGTTTCTTTCATTAAAATTAAAAGCTCCTATGGTAAAAAAATCAGCACCATTAATTTTTGCATCTACTCCTCTTAGTTTGTAAAAGTCTGTTATAGCTAAATCTTCAGTAGACGTTGAATCATTAATAGGATAAGTATCTATATTAGCTGTAGTGTTAAAACTTTTACTTTTTACATAATAATCTTCTCCATACTCTTGAACTAGTATGTCTTGTAATTCTGATATTCCAGAATTAATATAATCTACTAACTCTGAATCTTGAACAAAGTTATTACTTTCCATATCTGCTCTTTGTCTAGATCGAGACATAAGAGTAGCTATAGTTACATTAGCCATAATAACCCCCTAAAAAAGAGGGGCAAAAGCCCCCCTAATGTTTATCTTCTTCTTTTTTTTCTATACCAGAAACGCATTTCATAATGAATCCTTTCATAGCTTTGGAAAACTTTTCCTTATCACCAACACCAATAGCGTCAAAGATAGCATCTACTTCGTCTTTATAGTGTTCGTAAGCAGAATCATGCCCACCTCGTTCCATAAAGTCCTCATTAGACTTCTTACCATCATCGTAAGAATTTTTCTTTTTTCCAAACTTCTCCATTATAGAAACTATCATTGCTCCTTTATCTTTTTTAGGTCCCATCATAATCATGATAAACTCCTTAAGAAATTACACCAGCACCAACTGCTGATATGTTGGAATTTTTTACCACTATTACAAATTTCAAAACATCACCATTTCTAATTTCAGTAATAGCTCCTGAACTATTTAAGGCAAAAACCTTCACTACTCCATCAGAGGATACAGTTTCAGCTTCAATTTGAAAACCAAGTCCACCATTTGCAGCAATAGCAGCCGCATCTAGAAGTACTCCATCAAAAAATAATAAAGCCCCATAAGTATCTGAAGCTCCTCCTGGGATTCCTAAAGTAATATCATACTCACCAGCAGCAGTTCTAGATATTGATTTAATACCTGCACTACGACTTTCGTTTAAAGTAGCAGCGCCTGAAGCACCGATTGAGGCTTGTCCAAAAAGAATTTTGATTTTTTTATCTAAAGCTTGTAATCTATTAAAATTTCGATTAGCCATTTTATTTCTCCTTTAGTCTGAGTGTCATACAACACGCAGCAAAAAAGAGGAGCCTTTCAGCTCCCCATATTAAATTAAGATAATGCAACTCTAACATTATAGCCTGGTCCTCTACACCCTAATTGAGCATAGTAACCAACCCTAACTTCAACAGAGTCAGCCGATGAGTCCCTTAGGAACTTAAGACCGTCTGAGTCAAGAATCTTAGGAGACTTACCAAGAGAGTAAAGTTTCCAAACATCTAATTGAAGCATAAAAGCTACGTTATTAGGACAGTTTTGATCAGGTATAACCTTAATAGGACCTCTAGGACCGTGAATCAAGATACCTCTAAAACCAATTTCAGGGTTAACTTTTTGATCAATGTAAGATACTTTAGAACCTAAAGCTTTTTCAAGATCAGCAAAATTAGAATAGTTTACAAAACAAACATCTGGCTTTCCGCCTTCTCTAGCAACTCTAGCAGCAGCACCAATAAGAGCTTCTTCTAAAGGAAGTGAGGAACCGTCAAACCTAATTCCAGCTAAACGAGTAGAATCGGCACTTCTATCAACCCCAAAGAAGGAATCTCCAGCAGTAGGAGCAGTAGAAGGAACCCAAGCCTTAAGACCTTTAACCTTAAGATCATAATCCCCTTCAGGAACGATAAAATCTAAAGCGGTAATACTAGTAATAGTGTTAAGGTTAGCACTAACGACCATAGAACCAGCATCTCTATTTACAGAGTCAATAGTTAACGGTCCACCAGCTCTAACAGATCCACCAGTAGCAGCAGTATAAAAGTCAATTTGCATACCAACTTCAAAATTAGTAATGTCTTGAGCAGTATTAAGAGTTAGAGTAGTACCTGCAACAGTAGTATCAATCTGACCAATAGAACCACCACCATCTCCAAAGAGAGATACGGCAAGAGATCGAGTAGCAGATTCAATAGCACCATCAATTTCGAAAGTAGCAGCTTCCATGAATGCATTCGCATTACCTTTTGAAGCTTCTATTGTCTCGTTTGCAATTGATGCAAGAGAATAGTCAGCAACCCTAGTAAGCAAGAATGCTTTTAACTGAGAGTTAGTCTTATTCGCCTGAGCATCGGAAAAGGTAGCAGAACGACCTTGAGGAATCCCATATTTAATAGGAAGCTTCAGGTTTTCACCACCGAATTGTTCATATTTAGAAACCATGGCAAGGAATGGATTATCCTTGTAGACCATGTTTTCAATCCTTTCATTTGTATAATGCTGCTTTAGAGCTGCAGCAAAAGTTGTCATATTTAAAGCCATTTTAAAACTCCTTAAGTTAAAGCTTAGTTATTAATTATTCCCATTGTAACATTCTCGCAGCACGAGCCTTACTCTCATCATTTGATAACATACGATTAGCACCTTCATAATTCACCTGTGCCGAGTGATCGTTGGATAATGTAACTTGTTCCATTGCTTCTAGCTCTAATGGGTCAATTCCTAACCTGTTACTTATTTTTTTTAACTTCATAAGTTTACTAGCTTCTTCCTCTAAATAACTTTCTACCGCATCAGCGGCTTCTTCTATATCTAGTACTCTTCCAGTTTCGTTGTAGTGTTCTTCTATTACATCGTAAACTAAACCACTTGCTTCACTAGCAGCTATTAATTCAAACTTCTCTGGATTTTGATGTACTACATTTCCTATCTCATCTTGAAAATTTTGTTGGATAGAATCATAATAGGTATCTTGTTCTAATTGCTCTTTCTGATTCAACCTATCTTCTAGTTCCTCAAACTTTCGTTTGTAGTCGTTTTCCAACTCCTGCCTCATAGCAGCTAACTGCATATCAGGAGTTAACTTTCCATCATTTAGGGCTAACTCTGTTAACTTATCGTATCCTAAACCAGCCTCTTCCAGTGCTTTAAGAGGATCATTTCGTAGCATATGTTCCCAATCGACCTCTGGCTCTTGATCTCTAGATTCATACTCTGCTAATCTTCGCTCCATTTCTTCAAATTTTGACTCATAATCAGACTCTCTTTCTCTTAGAGCCTTTTCTTTTCTACTTAAAGCGGCAAACTTTGAAGCAAATTGGTCTTGATTTGAACTCTCTTCTGATGGCTCCTCATAATTATCAGAGACATACTCATTGTGATCATACAGATTTCCGGTATTTTCGGCTTCTTCTGTTTGATTTACTACAACGTCATTTAAGTGTTCATGTGATTCTGCTTGTCCGTCCATCAATTTCTCCTTGCTTGGTGGGCATAGCCCGATCTAGTGATCTATTAATTGTTTTCTTATTATAATTGTTTTTCTATTATTTCTTGTTCATTTATTTGTTCTTCTACTGGAGGCATTCCTTCAGGCATTGGAGGTAAAGGCTCTGCTCCTTCCAATTCTTCTGTTACTGCTCCTACAGGTACGTCTGCACCTCCCATAGCAGCTAGTTTTTGAGCTAACTCGTCTGGAGTAGGTTGTGGCATCTTGGCTTTATTTAATAAGGTCTGACAATCCTCCATATACTGTCTCAATAACTCAAGACGATCCTCTGGAGCATTTCTAACTCGATACATTAAATATGCTTGCTGAACTTTCCTAACTGCATTTTCTAAG